TCGAAGCGGTCGGACATGGCGGCCTCCTGTGAGGCGTCGAGATTAACCGCGTCGTGCCAGCGTCAACTGGCCACCTCTGCGTCGGCGGACGCATTTCCGGTTGTTGTGGGCTTCAACCCCGTGCTAGCGGTGCACTGTTTCGATTAGCGGCCGCGCACAAGGACCGCTTCGCAATTGGGGAGTGATATGAGCAGCAATTTTGAGCGGGTCAGCAAACAAGTTTCCGGGCTTCAATACATGAAGCAGAATCAGGCCGACTTCATGAGAGATTTCATCACGAAAAACGACATCTCGAATGTTCTTGAAATCGGCTTTTTCAAGGGGAAGAGCAGCGCTTATATTGCCTCGGTGCTGGAAGACCTCGGTAGAGGACATCTCGTTACCATCGATAAAAAGACATCCAAAAAGCTTAGCCCGAACATAACTGAAGTGCTCGATAACGTCGATCTGGCCCACCGCGTGACACCGACTTTCTCACACAGGTCGTACACATGGGAGCTTGGGAAGATGATCCGTCAGTCCCCGCGACCGCAGTTTGACATGTGCTATTTCGACGGTGGCCACACATGGGATATGACTGGCTTCGGCTTTTTTCTGGTCGACATGCTCCTGAAGCCTGGGGGCTGGATCATATTCGATGACCTCAACTGGACGATAAACAAGTCACTCGCGAACGCTCCCCAGCGTGCGCGGATGTACGCGGACTACAGTGAAGACGAGAAGGAAGCCCAGGGTGTGAGGCTCGTTTTTGAGACGATTACAAACCACCTCGGCTACAGCAGCATGCGAGAAGTCAAGAAATTTTCTTGGGGCGTCGCTAGAAAGCCGGCCAACAATCACCAGCGCATCGCCGAGCACGGCTTTTCGCTATTTCGAAATCCGCGATCGAAGCGCGCTGGCGCTGGTGCCAGTTAGCCCCCTCCAGGACGGGCTAGTCGTGCAATTGATGTAGATGCCACACCCGAGGCCGGACGACAGTGTTGATCACAGCCGTCCCTTCAGTTGTTTCTGCTACTTCGCCACCCAACCAGTGTTTCCCGTTCCGCTCTCCTTGACGTAGAGGGTGGCCCCAGCGCCGCCGTTCGTCCTTAGCCGTATCGAGCCGACAGGTGCGGTTATCGCTCCCTCCGGCGTGCCCGTTCCGATCGAGAAGGTATGACCTGCCTCACTGATCTGAAAATGCATGAAGGTGCCGACGGTGTTGATCACGCCAACCAGCCCGCTCGTGTTGTAAAAGCGCTGGTGCGCCTGCGTCGATCCACCCGCGCGTGAGCTGTCGAGGACAGAGCCGTTAAACTGCTTTCCGCTTGTTGCGCCGGTAGGTGAAAACGTGCCAGTTCCGATCAGGGGGCTGCCCCCGGAACCTAACGTCGTCGCGGAAAAATTGAGCGCGAGGCCGCGAACGTCGACGGTATTCCAGAACGGAACATTGATGCGGTTGATGTTGTTGACGCCGCCGGTCAGGATGACGTCGGTGCAGTCGACCACACCGGCCGCGCTCGCCCCGGCACCGCTGTCGCTGACCCGGATGTCCACCTCGGCCGCGCAATCGGCGAAGTTCGATCCCATCAGCGTCCCGGAGGCCCCGGAATGTATCCATGCGCCGTAGCCTGTTCCGCCGACGCCGGTCCCGGAGCATCTCTGCGCCGACATGCCGTAACATGAAAACTGCGACCCGCCCTGCGCGACGAGGCCAGCGAAAGTCGCGTCATCGAGGACGGCTTGCTCCCCGACGAATGTCGAGGCCCGGCGCAAATTGACGCCGGCCCCGCCGGAGCGCCGCGCGTGGCCCTGACGAAAGAACACGGTCGAGGCGCGCGAAACATCGATAGCGCCGGCGGAGACGCCATCCACGCTGTCGAGCATACAGTCATCCGCCCGCGCCTGCTGCGCCGGCACGTTGGCGCCCTGCGCTGCCCGGATGCCCGACTGGTTGGCCAGGCTCCACACCGAGCGGAACGCAGCGCAGAACGAAGCGCGCATTTCGAGTCCATCGTGCGACGACCTGATGACACCGCAGCCGGGGAGTACGTGTCCACTGGCGGCCCAGATGCCATAGTAGCCGGAGCCGCGACCCGAGTGGATATTGTGCCCCGCATCGATCAGGCATGCGAGAACCGGCATCGCCGCGTTGTACCCGGCGATGATATTGCCACCATTGTTGTTGTTCTCGCCAGCAAGACCGACATCGGAGACACCTTCGAAGCTCGCCGCCAGAGTGACCGGAACTGCAATCTCGCCGCCGCCCGAATAGGCGGCGAAGCCGGTGCTGTCGACCGGATTGCCGTCCCCCATCAGCAACTCGAACGTGTCGGTCGTCGCATTGTTGATGATGTAGACCGTGCGGTTGACCTCGGTCATCCCTTTAATTCCGTCAATGTAGACATGCTGCCCATCGGCAAGCCCGTGACCGCCTGAGGTGACGATGGCTGGATCGGCCTGCGTGATGCCCGTGATCGCCACCGCCGGAGCCTCAGAGACAATCCAGAACCGGGAGTAATCCCCGTTCTGCACCATAAGCCCGTGCGTCAGCTGGTGGCCCGCCTCGATCGACAGGATGATGTGCGCGCCGTTCCTGACAGGTTGGCGGGACAGCGCGTCGACAGCTGCCTGTAGCGTGGGGAAATCGCTCGGGATGCGAACAGTGTAGTCAGCATAGAACGGGTCCTCCCACCACGCGCCATCTGAAGACTGGAACTTCCCGGCATGGGCCGGCTCGGTCAGTGCGCGATTGTAAAGTTCCGCCCGCCCATCGCCGGGCACTGCATAGCCCGCCGTCCGGATGTAGTTTACCGATCCGGGAATATTGATCAGCCTGGCAGCCGCTACGCTGTCGGCATTGGAAAGATTGGCCCCCGCCGCGCTCTCGGCAGCCAGCTGCGCCGCCTCCGCCGCCTCTGCGGATTGGCCTGCCGCCTCTGCAGCGTCTTCCGACCGTCTTACCGCATCATCGATACTCGTTGTCTGAACCTCGACCACATCGACACGCCGGGCGATGTCCTGACCCGCCATGGTTAAGCGGTCCATTTGAAGCTCTACGGCCTCGGCCGGATTGCGCGCCTTGTCATCGAGATCGACTATCTGTTTCCATGCGGTATCGCGCGTGATGACAATCTTGCCGCCGTTCGTGACGGCGGTGCGCGTGATGGAGCCACCTGATGGATGCCCTGCCCCGGAAACCGTGTAATCCATATTGTAGGCAAGCACGGTCTGGACGCCGGCTGCCTCGCGGATGACCACCAGTTCTTGCGGCTCCAGAAAGCGCACAGGGTATGGGAATACGGTCGTTACCCCATCCTCATCATAGGAATAGGTCAACGAGCCAGGAACCGGGACGGTCATGGGCGTAGTCTCCATATAGAAAATCCACCTGATGAGGCGGGCTAAATGTCAGCAGTTGAGAATGTTTCTGATGCTGTTAGACGCAAATAGATGACCGGGATCAGCAGTCCCGCGCAGCGTGCCCGTATGTTTGGCACCCGCCCCCAATGAAGCTTGAGGGTCCATCTGAGATTAGTTGTTGCGCAGCGACGGCAGCAAAGAAGAACGCAATGCCAAGTCCCGCACCATTCCTTCCGATGCGATAGGCAATAGGGATTACAATGGCATAGTAAGCCAGCACCAGCATTATTCTACAGCCCCATGAAGCGCAGGCTTAATGCCGACATGGATTGCGCTTCTTACCCCCGGCAGGGTAGCGCCCGGTATCTGTCGGATCATGGCATTCGCGCCTGACCGCTTCAAGTCACCACCGGCCAACTGCTCGGCAATCGTCGTCAAGTCCTCAAAGATGCCGGCAGATGGTCCCATCACCGCCCCAAGTTTGTTACGACTGGCATAGCGTGATGCCTGACCGCCCTGATCGCCATCTCCAGAAAGAGCCTGTGCGGCAGAAATAATGCCGATGGGCGATCCAATCTTCTCGGCAGTATTGGAGATTTCAAATGGCAGCGACATGATACCAGTGCGGTCCAGCCCGTCAGCGATCCATAGGCCCGGATTGCTCAAGAGCCGATTTGCCTCATCAACATCACCGCGCTCGATGTATTTCAGATAGCCAATCATCATGCCAATCGATGTGCCAAAAACCATTTGCTCGGCAAACCGGTGCGGGCGCTCCTGCAAGCCAGCGATCAACACACGCTGATGTGAGGCAAGGCCAAAGCTCTTGAACTGCATGATCAGGCGGCCCCAATTCGTCTTCATCCACAGCGGAGTGTCGGTCACGCCCTTTGTTACAATGGTCCGATCAACGTCTTTGTTCAGCGCGGCAGCCCATGCGCGCTGCGCGTCTACGTCGTCCCAATCTGCAACATTCGCACCATAAATATTACGCTCCTGCACGCCGTATTTCTTGAACTGGCTTGAAATGCGCCCAGCCATATCTTCATCTATGCCAAGATAGGCCATGTAGGCGCGCTCGGTCTGCCCTGCGCCTTTCCAGTTGATAGCGTTTCGGGCCATGCGATTTTGCGTCATTACGGACGCCATGGATTTCATGGTGTCATTCCACCACGCAAGCCCGGTCGCCTTTGAAAAAGCATTGGACGCATTTGACAGAAACCGCTCATAGGTTGATCCATAGCGATACGGATCATGCAGGTCTGCCAGTGAGGCAAGGCGTGTCTGCAAGACAGTTTCCGTCACCGCGCCAAGATCGCGTGCATCCGCCTTGGCGATCTTCGCGGCCTTGAGGTTGGAAACGAGAGACGGCAGTGCCTCACGCATCGTCGCCCTGACCCCATGCACCCCCATAAGGCGTGCCGCGTCGGCAAGACTTGTCATCGTCACACCACCAAGCAGCCTGATATAGTTCCATGTCAGCGCTGCGCGGGCGAGTCGGCCCCACTCGTTGCTTTCATCAGCAGATTTGTATGTGCCTCGGATCATATCGCGGAATGCCTGGAGGTTTCGCATATCACGCCCCCGCGCACGGTCGATCTTCCGTCGCTCGGCATCTGTCTTGGCGGCCTTGGCCAGATCGTCATATTCCTTAGCAATTGCCTCTAGCTGGTCCCGCATATCGGCCCGGCCGAATTTCTGCGTCAGTTCAATATCGGCACCCATCACCCGCGCGTATCGGCGCAAGACAAGTTCAATGTCGTTTTCGAGGAAGTCCTCGACCAGCTCGTCAGCAATGCCGAAAGTCCGCTCCTTCATCGGACCGCGTGCCAGCGGCACAAGCCATTCCGGCATATCTCCTTTTCCACGTCCGGTCAGATTGTTGAAAACCGATGTGACGATTTCCTGCACATAGTCATCCATATCTGCCTTCGACACGAAATCTATCTTCATGTCGTCCGGCAGCTTGGCTATCTCGGCCCCAAAATATTCGCCAGCTATTTCCCGGAAGCGCTGTTCTTCCGCAATGAGCCGGGTTCGGTTCCACATGCGCGTGACATAACTGGCTGCTGTCGTCGTTTTCACGTCTTCCGGCAGCAACTTCAGCGCCTTGGCGCGCTCCAGAAGCGGATCAAACACGCGCTCACGCGCCTCCTGCGCAATGCGTGAGACATGAGCATTCCCGGATGGATCAAGGTCACCACGACGCGCAGCTCGTGCAACAGCGGTGTTGAAATCTGATCTTGTGCCTTTGAAGCCTTCGCGCCGCGCTGCCCTGTATGCGTCATTAGCTGAGCGCACCCATCCGCCAAGCGCGCCGCGCTCAGTGATCTTCACAAGGTTCTCAACATCAGCGCCGAGCGACCGACCCTCCATCTGCATGCGGGTGTAGACGGGGTTGTCGACCATCTTTGCATAGGTTTCACGCACGTTCTTTGATGGCGAGAACATGGTTTCAAGGCCGGGGTTAATTCGTGCAGCAGCCGTCGCCTTTGCAATGGCCTGCGCAACCTTCGGACCACCAACGCCCAGATCATCCAGCTTTATATCATCGACAGCAGCTGCGCCCGCTGACTGCATGCGCCCGACAATAATTTCCGTGATCGCCGCCGGGTTCTCGACATCGCCAGCAAGTTCATCCTGAAGGCGTGCACCTACCCGTTCCCAATCGGCCTTGCTGAAATACTTTGCGCCGGCCATGCCGATGACGCCGCCAAGAATGGCCGTCCCGCCAATGTTGATAGCGCTTTCCGTGGCTGTTCTGGTTTCCTGCGTTGCCTGCAAACCTGCTTCTTGCACTGCAACGCTACCAGCAGCAGCGGCACCAACAGCAAGCGCCGAGCGAGCGGTGGAATACCCAACCCGACCTGCTTTCACAAACGCACCACCGGGCAGAAGAATTGTCGGGTCGGTAATCCCCGCAAGCCCCGTCAGAGCAACGCCTGTCCACCCACTTGCCGCCAGTATCTGGCGATCCTTTCGCTCCTTGGCGATATTCGCTTTGACGGCCTCGGCAGCGTCCCGGTTATAAACGCGGTCAAACGCACCGTCCTTTGCTTCATCCTCGAAGCCTTCAATGTCATCAAAGACGCTGTAGCTCTGATCCACATCGTAAAAGCCAGATGAGCCGAATGCCCGCTTGGCGTCGGTCAATGCTGATGAAATCAGGTTTTCTTGCCGGAAAGCCGCGCCAAGCGTTTCCGTAAACGTCGGGTCTGGCGCGTCATGCACTCCGATGCCGACAGTGCCGCCTTCGACGGGCCTGCTATGATCGAGCGGCATCAGCGGCCCCCCGGCATAAGTGGGCCATTTAGATATTCATCAAGCATTCTCTCGCGCTGGATATTTGGGTCTAGCGCCTCCTGCCTCTGCCGGTCGAGCGCGTCTTGTTCGATAAGCGGAGCCACCGCCTCGCGGGTCTGACGGGATTTCTCACGTCGCTGACGAATTGAACGGCCCATCGGGCTATCTGCCCGCGCCGCACCATAATAGAGGTCATCATTAGAGAAGCGCTCAGGCCCGTCACGCCCTTCGGGGAAACGGGTGAGTTCATCCTGCCTGTTTTGCTCCATCTGCTCACGCCTCTCTTCCAGAAGGCGGCTCTGTTCGGCACTGTAGGCATCAAGCGCGGCGCTGCGATCTGCATAGAATGGCAAGTGAAAAAGCTGCCATTCGCCGTCATTCTTGTACCAAACCTGATAGCGGGGCGGCTCGCCATTCTGGTGGTCTAGATCCGTGACATCATAGGACGACAGGCGAATGTCATCGAATTTCACCCCCTCACCAGATAGAGCCTCACGTAATTGGTCGTTGATGTAATCGAATGAGCCATCAGGCATCGGCTCATAAACCTTTTCGGGCGGAAGGCGCGTGATAACATTGCCCCACCCTGCGTTCGCCAACGTCAAGTCAGATGCGCCATAGATGCGCTCAAAGCGCTTGTTTGCGAGGTCCTTGGCCGCCGTCTGATCGCCGTTCGCATCAAGGATCGTCTCTTGCAGGATGGATTTATATTCAGACACCATCGCGGCCTTCTGCGCCTCGTTCTCGCCTAGAGTCCAGCCCATGCTAAACATGGTCGAAAACGCCTTGGTGATATCCCCCTCATCAATATCCTTGAGCATTTTCTTGACTGGCTCAGATGACAAAAGGGCTGCGCGCTGCCGCGCCTTCTCCGGGTCATTCTGCTCTGCAATCCGCCTGGCTGCCTCAGCCTCAGAATAGCCCATTGATCGGGTGAGGGTATCGAACAGATCGGCTTTCTTCTGGACCTCACTGCCGCCTTCCCTTCGGCCAAGGATGGCCGGGCTGATCTGCGCAATGCGAGCGGCCTGTTGCGCGGCTGTCTCAACTTCGGATGGCACAGTGCTTTCAAGTCCCGCCCGGATCGCGTTGTGCACCCTTTGGGGCACGATGCCGCTTTGTGAAATCAGGTTCTCCGTGACGATCTGGAGGTCATCCGCCGGGACAGCCTGCTCCAGCGCGCCATACATGCCGTCTACGATCTTGCGGCTATCGGAAGAAAAGGGATCAGCGCGAAAATTACCCGCATTGAGGGCCGCCAATCCCTCCCCGATTTTCATCTGATCTCCCTTCCGGCTCCGCAACTGGTCAATCAACGTGGCGCGCTGGCCATTATCGATATGAATCGCGTTGAGGATTTCCTGCTCCGATGACACGGAACCAAGACGGATACCCAAAGTGAGGTCGTCGTACTCAGCGGCCTTGAGTGTTGCCTGTTGAGAATTCATCGCCTGGAATTGACGCTGCTGGGAAGCAAGCGCCTGATCATAAAATTTCAGGCGATCATCAAAGCCCATCCCCTCAAACTCGCTCGACGTGAAGATGTCTGCGGCCTCGCCTCCCATCTTCTTAGCCGCCCAATTGGCGGTCCAGCCGGCAGTTTTGCCCGACAGAAATTTGTTGGCCTTTACGGCGTCGGAACCGACAATGCTTTCGATCGATGCATCCGGATTGGCTTTCAGCACCTGCGCCGCGCCGCGCGGGCCAAGGAAGTGCGCCAGATAGATGCTGCCCGGTGTCTGCTGGATGCCCTGATTTGCCAGAAACGCGGCATTCTCCTGCGCATAAAGCCGCGTCATCTCGCGAGAAAGGCCGTAATTGTTGCGGAGAGCCAGAACCTCGGCGTTCGTTCTTCCGTCCATAAGATCGGGACGATACTTGCGAACCATCCCCAGCCACGTCGAGGAAATGAATTGCCCCGCGCCTGTCGCCGATGAGTTCGAGTTTTTGGCGTCGGCGCGCCCCCCGCTTTCAACGCCGATGATGCGATCAACAAACTGATCTACGGCATCACCACCGCCTGTGATCCGGCCCGGATCGTCTCTTACATACCTGCTGGCTTTCGCCGTAAGAAAACTATCCTTGGCGGACTTCTTCATGACCTCCTTTTCGGCAGGCGACATACCGGGGGCCAAGTCAATCTGCCGCTCCATATCGGACACGGCATCTTCAAAAAGCGCAGGATCGTCAAATATCTGCGATTGGAGCTCGCCCCGCCGCTGATCGATCGTACCGGCCACATATTGTCTGCGCTGATCGAGTTCCGTCGCCGTCGCCTGGCTCACCCATTTTTCACGAGAGGTCGCGACGATCTCGTTCACCTTCGGACGAAGCCAATCAGGCACAGATTCCAGAAATTCCAAGGAACGATCTGTGAATAACTTTGAGGCGGTAGCTGCGAAGCCTTCTCCCGTCTCTGGCATTTCGCCCTTCAGACGTAGGAATTCTCCAGCATTTTCATTCTCCCATCGCTGGCGGCGCTGATCTTCCTCATAGGCGGTCATATCCTGAGACGCCTGAATGCGGCGCATTTCCATGGCGTGCATGGTGTTCGCCGCGTCATGCATCGCCCCGCCGACAGCGCGCAGCCCCTGCCCCACGCCATCATCCAGTTGCGTGGACGGAATGCCGCCAATGTCAAATGAACGCTGGGCTTCAATCCGGCGGATAACAGCCATCAGTAAAGACCTCCGGCAGCCGGGTATCTCGCGTATGGATTGCTGATCATCGTGCGTTGCTGCCGCATGTCGCCAGCCCTGCTGAATGTGTTGACGCCAGTGGCCAGCGCGCCCAGAAAGCCGCCTGTCGTCGCGCTACGGGCATTCGTGCGCGCAAGCGATGCCTGGAAACGGTAGTTGTCGCTCTGCACCTGCGCACCGTACTTGATCGACTGTTCGTCAAGGCTGGCCTGTGTCGCACTGTCGGTCAGGACATCAAGGGCCGAGCCATCCAGCGCAATCCCGCTCGAAAGGTAATCCCCGCGCATCCCCGACATTTGGCGCGTGTTCTGACGGGCCAGCTGCGACTCGTCATAAGCGCCCTTCTGCTGCGCCATCACCGCCTGACGGTCGGCATACGCCGCTTGCGTGCGATAGGACGCGGCTTGCGTCATCCCGGAATATGCCGTGCCGACAGCGCTCGTGATGCCGCTGATGATCATCAAGGATGCTGGGTCAAAACACATTACGGCTCACCCTCCACCTGAAGCGACAATGACCTGATCAGGAGCGGCAGCGGATGGTCGGTCTCAAATACGATCTTCCCGTCGCCCTCGATCCACGATCCCTCGATCTGGCAAGGCACAGCGCCACTTTGAAGCTGTACGGCGTTACCAAAAAGGGTGTCGCCAGTCTTGTAGATCTGCTCGTAGAGCCGGGGCGTCCAGTCGCCGCCGCCATACGCGCCCATCATCACTGCGCCTGAATTCAGCACGTCCATGCTGACGCCCTGAATAGTGCGCTTGCGACCAAGCAGCGTGCCGTCCTGCTGCGGCCCGGCAACAGGCAGCGTGACCCCGCGCGACTTGTAGCGCAGGCCGACGCTAATTCTGGATGCCGGGTAAGGAAGCGTGATCGACCCGCCTGAAACGACAAGGCCATCCACAACCCCGCCATCAGCCAGGACAGCTACATCTTCACCCTCAAGGTGCCCGAGGCCGGTTACGGTCGTAATTGGCGAGCCGTCATAGCTCAAGCCGCAATCAACATGGAAAGCATCATGAACGGTGTCGATATCGCCATCAAACGGGCGCTCGAGCACTTCGACATAGCGCTTTGCCTGGCCGTTTATCGTGCGACGAACGACGAGATACACGTCCTCGTAACCCGGTAGCGGCGACGGAACAACAGCAACGCTCTCAACCGATCCGCCGGCAATTACATGGCGCGCGAAACCAACCACGCGCTGCTCACGGTCATAGGTTACGCCGACAAGCTCGCCATTGCCCATGACGCAATAGATTGTCGGGTCAGGGCGTTCGGCGAAAGCCCATTCGACAATGCCGGTCTTGAAGAACTGCTCACCCAACAGCGAAAGCTCAGGGGCGACATAGCGGTTTTGCTCCCCCATCACGAGTTCACGGATTTTGGTTCCCCCGGCCCCGACATAAAGCGAGACCCCGCCAATCGACAAAGGTTCAGTATGAGCCGAGCCAGATGTCGGGCCTTTGCGCTGCGTAACGTTGATGGCCGAAAAGGACTTTGTGATATCTGCGGGGCCAACCGTTCGTATCTGGCCGGCCGAACCTGTGACAAGGTCTTCATCACCCGCAAGCCAGAGGATTTCGTTCATCCCCGAGGACAGAAGCGTGATCTTGATACCGTCCGTATCCTGCGCAGGGTCAGAAAGACCGTATTCCTCAAAGTTCCCCTGCCGGGAGCCAAAGACCGTGACCGGCTCCGTGTCGGTGCGCGCCCACATCAGCCGTTCATTGAAAAGAGACACTGATCCGGGCCAGCCGCTTGCATCCGAAAAAGCACCCAGCATCCATGATGCTATCGGCCCTGTCGAAGTCAGGGCATGCCCGTAAAGCTGCACCATGACTTGCGTCGATGAAACATGGGAAATGATACGGGCCCACTGCCAGCGGCTTCCTGCGCCGCGCAAGCGGATTGCCCGATCAACGTCTGAGGCCAAAAACCCCGCCCCGTCGTTAATGCCGCTGACGCTTGAAGCGGTCATCGCGAAGGGCGTTTGTTCCTCCGCCTTCTGGTGCATGCCGATAGCGCCCCATCGCAGAAGCTCGGCTGTGTGGTATTGCGGCCCCGTCCAGTTAAAACGATACTTCTCGAAAGACGCTTCATTCTGCAGCTCGAAATATCGACGCGACCCACGCTGCCAGCCGCTCTCACCCTCAACTGTATCAAGCAAAACCCAGGCGGACCCGTCCCATCCTTCGAATGTCCATCCACTCGGGGAATCGCCGATATTTTCGTTGGAAGTCGCCGTGATCCAGTAGGCATCGACCGTCATAGCCGACGCCAATGTGTACTCGACAAAGCCGGTCGACGTATTGGTGGATGAGGTGGTGCTGGAGATGGCCACATTGCCCCGCGCGGCCGGCGTCAGGGTCACACCTTTTGCGGCATCCGCCAAATACGGCCCGCCATTAAATGTCGCGACAGCGACCTCCCAGTCCGTTTCGCCTTTGCGCAGCAGTTTTCGCGGCCGGTACTGCTTGTGAGCGATGTAGGCCACGTCATTAAACTGCTCAAAAGACAGCCGGCGCAAGTCGCTCTCGGCATAAGGGTGTGAGATCTGGTAGGGGGAGCCCACAACGCCACGCTGCGCATAAAAGCGGATATACCCGCCGTTGAAGGCCAGAACATAGGATTGTTCTTCTGAAAACTTGAAGGGGAATATGCGGGCGAGCGCAGTCGATGATGCGACTTCCGCAACGAATCTTGTACCGGATCGACGGCGCAGGCCACCATGCGTGAGAACGTGGAAGTTCAGACACTCGAATAGCGAAGAACGCCAGAAGTCGACATCAGCACGCGCGCCAAGAAGCGGGCTGATCTGGCCTTTGGAAAAGTCAGCCTGGAGCGAATAGTAAGCCATTAGCGCTGGTTCACCCACTCATCATCGGCGGCGCGGGGACTGGTGCCTTCAATCGCATCGACAAGCCATGCGTTGCGTATTGCTTCCTCAAAAAGCCCCTGGGCGATCTGCTGGTAGCCTTGCTTGCCCGTCAGCCAGTGCGCGCACTTCATTGCGAGATAGCCGGCCAAAGCCTCGATGAAGATCGGGGGGTAACGGTTGTAATTCTCGATGCGCGCAACAAACCTGACCCTGAGCGGGCCCGCATGATCTGTGAGCACCCTGCCGCCCTCGACCTCATGAGGGATCGGCACGCCCTCATAGTGCCCGCAGGTGGTCAGCGGAATAAGCCGCAGACAATCCGACGGGAGCGTGTAGGACTTCGCCCATCCGAATTCCGGTGGCGTGCTGTCGGCAGGGATCGACGCCCGCTTGAGTGCAAAATTCCAGTCGGCACGGGACAGGACGCTATCCCGCGACACGGCAAAATTGCGCTTGCACCACATTGCAATCGGGCGGTTATCCTCGATGGAGGTGATCGGTGCCTCCTTGAGGATATCAAGCGCAAGGTTGCAGATGTCTGTTTCGGTGGTCATGGCGTCACCGTGATCATGAACGCAGGGAGAAGCGCGACATTACCGGCAGCATCTGTCGCAGAAATCACGGCAGTAAACGTGCCGTCTGCGTCTGGCGTGCCAGACACCGTGCCAGACCACCGATCTACCGTTACCCCCGATGGAAGCTCCCCCGAGTAGATGGCGTACTGGTAATCGCCCCCCTGCCCGCCGCCGGCAGAAACCGTAAACCCATCATAAGGCGCGCCAACTGCTCCGGTGAGGACAGGCTCGCCGGAGATTGATAGCGTTTCAGCCATGCGCCGCCGGCGGCTCCTGGTAAGGAGCCATGAAGCAATGGGCGGGGAGACGGTCATTTACCGCACCGCCGGCCTGTGCGGCTTCGCGGTACGTTTGCCGCCGGGCCGGCCCGCGTCGAGAACCCCGACGACAGCCTGCTTCGCGGCCTCGCCGGCTTCCAGGTTCAGGCCACGCAACGCACGATCGATTTTGCGCTGCTCCATGTTCAGTTCGTGCAGCGTCTTCTGACGTGGATCGGCATTGCGCTCCGGCGTCAATTCATCGATCTTCTGGCGGATCGTCTCATCCGACCATCGGCCGTCGACCTCGATGCCGAGGGCTTCGGCCTGTGCTTTGAGATCATCCATCATTACCTCACTTCACTGCCGCAAGAATTGCGTTCACCTTCGCCGCAAGCGAGGCAATCGCATTCTTGGTCGCCTCGTCCGAGATGATCGCGATGGTGTCGGAGGCCGTGCCTGTGGAATCGTCCGTCAGCATGGTGATCGCTGCGATATCCGATTTGGACAGCGAGCGCGGAAGCCCCTTGCTCATAGCCATTTCCTTTCAAATTGGAGAAATGAGAAAAGAGGCGAGCGCAATGCCCGCCTCGGCAAGTCAGTCGCCGTTCACGATAAGAACGCTGGAATAGTCGCCGCTTGTCTCTGTCGCGAGACCTGCGGAAACCAGTCGATCCAGCATGATCGCCGCCCGACGCTCATTCATGCCAGAAACTCCCGCGGCAACATCTGTCGCCGAAGATGCCGGGTTTGCTGCAAGAAACAGGACAACTGCGCCCGCGTTGTCGATGGCTTCCTGAAATGCATCTTCGGACAGAACACCACGACGAGTGCCCTGTTCATCAAACCAAAGGCTCATAGCCATTTCCTTTCATGGAAAGAAACAGGGCGGCCGGATAGCCGCCCCAATCTATCAGCCGTTGGTCAGAAGGAAGCTGATATTCACCTGCTTCCGCTCCGGGTATACGCGGTTCCAGTTGGCGGCATTTTCCAGTTCGGCATTGGTCGGGAATTCCGCCGCAACCGATGCGTCCTGCCACGCGACCCCATAGGGATGCATGACGAACTGGCGGCGGCTGTAAAGAATGTCGCCACCCATGCCGTTGCCCTGATTCGGCTTGGCTTCCGTCTCGATATTCGGAGACGGAGAAGTAGGGGCCTCATTCCAGCACACCGAGCCGCGTCCGAGCAGGTACGTGACGTACTTGGTGCGATAGGTGCCGGTAATGGTCTTGACGCCATCGTCCCTGATCACCCGCCATCCCAGATAAGTGGGGAAGCGAACCCTGCCCTCACTGTCGGGGATGAAGTCGATCAGGTTCTGCTTGGCAAGCCGGTTGTAGACCACCGAGTGCATGATCAGCGTATCGAGGCCGTCCGACGCATCACCCATGGTTTGGGCCGTATCCAGAATCGCCTCCGCAGAGATCAGCTCAGCGGGGGTCGCTGCCGACGCGGAGTCAGAACCGATATCGTTCACCATGTCGCTGCTGTCATTGGCGACGTTGTCGGCATAGACACCATGCAGCGTCGAAACCAGAATGCGCTGGAACTGACGCATCCAATATGCCGAAACACGCTGGCCGATGGCCTTCATCGGGTCGTCGCCGGCCAGAAGACCAGACAGGCGCATGGACGACCATGCTTCCGTTCGCACCTGACGAGCGGCCACGTCCTTGGCAGCCCCGATTTTCTCCGGGGTGATGAGAGACGTAGGATCGTCATTGGCGACGTTCGACGCGGTGTTGTCGAGATCTTTCCAGAACGGCACGTTTGCAGTGCGGCCGCCGCCGGAAAGGAACGACGCCATGTTGGCATCATTGACCAGAATGCCGGACTGGAAAATCGCGGACTTTTCAGCGGTCTCCTTCAGTACGTACTGATAGAAAACCTCAGGGACGATCACGTCCGTCAGACGGGTGGAAGCCATTGTTCAATCCTTTGCTGAATGGCTATGCACGCTCTATTTCAAGCCGTAACTGGCCGGGTTCTTCCCGGCAGCACGCATGAGAGCGGCAGCTTTCCTTGGATCATCGCGAACCAGCCTGCCCTGCTCTGTCAGGTTCTCATGCTCGTCGGAGAATGGGTTCTTCAGAACGCCGTTGGCATTCGTGGCGATGCTATCCTCGCCGTAGAGTTCCTTGCCGACCCTGGCCAGGGCGAAAGCCACCTTGCTATCCAGAACAGCCCCATCACCAGAGATGATGCCGCCTTTGACAAGGCTTTCCTTGATGCCAAGCTGGGCAACAGCCCGACTGAGATACTCGACGTTCTGGCGATAGCCAGAAGTGTCAGGATCGCCCCACTCGCCGACAATCGCCCGGTGTGTATCGCCTTCAGCCTTTGCAAGCGCCTCGCGGGACGCCGTGAAGGTGCTGGCCTGATACCCAACAAACCTGTCGTGAAGGGACTGCGCCTGTGCCGGAGAAAGGCCGGCCTCATGCGCCCATTTTCGGAACTCAATCGCGCTCGTCTCGTCATAGGGGAAATCCTGTGGCGCCGTTTCCGTGTTGAGCTTCAGCTCGTACTTGTCCGGTGTCTCAGGTCGTCCCAATTTCGAGTAGAACTTGTCCCAATCCTCCGCCGTGGCATTGTCGCCCGGCAGTCTCAGGGCCTTGCTTGCGTGGTGTTCCAGCTCACGATACGAACGGATCGCATCGTCGGGAGTTTGCCACTGCTTCGCTTCGACCAGGGCGCGGTTATCTTCGACCTGAAGGCCAGCCACCCAGTTCGCGTCCGCGCTGTTCGACCCTTGATCAGCGAGAACGGTCGAGTCGGTCGCGGTTGTCTGCGGTGCGGACGCGCTCACGTCCACAGCCGCAGGCCCATTCGCCTGCTCTGTCATGTGATTTCCTTTTAGATTTGCTCGGCTTCAGCCCGAGCAGCTTCCTCTAGTGCCCTCATCCGTTCATCAGACAAGGAGAGGAAATGAAAAAGCCGCCCGAAGGCGGCTCGTTGACCGGCATTGTAGCCAGCCTGAAATTGCGAAAGGTCGGCCCCCGGCGGCTCGACCAGGTAGAACCCTGTATGTGCGGCAAGATCGGCGAGGACAACCTCAACATCCTCCGAACTCTTGCCGAACACCTCCTTGTAAGCCGACGTGAGACGCTGTTCGGTCCATGACGGGGCCGCGCTGCGAGCCTTGGCGAGATTACGCCAACTCATGCCGCCATCCCGTTGGCCTGCGCAAGCGCTTGCATCGCAGGCGTGGCATCCTTTGCCGTCTGCGCCATCCCTTGTGCCATCTGCATTGCAGCCATTTGCTCCTGCTGCCGTGCTTTAGCCTCGCGGCGCTGCGCCATTTCCTCGTCGGTGCGGAACATCTTGCGCGGAGCACCCTGTATTTCGCGGGTTAGCTCCAGAGTGTCGTCGGCATCGATGCGGTCGAGAACATCACTCGGATCAGGGCTGTATTGCGCGAGCGCCCCGGCAACCTCCATGACGCTCTGCATGCCCTGCAGTTCGCGCATCCTGCGCATATTGGCGAGCGGGCCGGTGAACTTTACCCCGATGTTCTTTCCATCCATGGAAGCAGGCAGCTCAAGAGGCGAGCCGCCTTCAAACGCCCCCTTGCGCCCGACGATATCGACCTCACGGTCAATGAGGTTGGACAGGCCATTCTCAATCTTTGCACCCGCCGGCCCCAGCATTTCGCCTTTTTCGTTCGCCCTGATCAGCGCCTCGGTCGCCGTCATCTGCGGATTGTCGACCAGTATCTGGAACAGATTGACGTACAGACTTTCCCGCACGGCCATACGCTTGGCCTCGATCAGCCGTTCAGCAAATGTCGGGTTCTGCGACTGGAGGATCGGCTGCGCCCTCAGTCGCCCCTGTTCGTCAAGATATCCGGGATTGATCGCCCCGGAATTGAGGTTGAGCCGCTGGTTGTAGACCCCCGGCATGGTGGCCATGGGCGGCTTGATCATCTGCTGCGATACCTGGGCAACCGTTTTGCCCATCACCTGCAGCATCTTGATCTCCGACAGCACCGCCATCACCGGTGACTGGCCGTATGGCGAGCCATCTGCCTGATCCCACCACATCACCGAATACGGCATGGTGAAGAACCCGGACGATCGGATCACGTGGCGCGTCGATACCTCGATCCAGAATGACGCTATCGGCTGATGGCGGCGCTTGTCGCTATATTCTCCCGCTTCCTCGCGCGGCAGGACCGCATGGAGAAATGTGAAATCCTTATCAGGCTCCTTCTCCATGCTGCGGCTGACGACATCAGGCAGGCTGTCGCCCTCTGCCGAGAAATAGGCGGTTGCCGCCCGCGCCGTCATGGTCGATATGCGCAGAACCTTGTCCACATCGTCATACGCATTGATGCCCAGATAGCAGTCCACAACCGGGATCGAGCGATAGAAGAATGGCACCTTGACCGGATCGACGCCTTGCCGCCCAATGTTCTCTTCCAGATACAGGACGCCGGTTCCCAGTATGCAGGCCATCCGTATGGCTTTCTGATTGGCGAGTGCGAAATTGCTTTTCGCGTCATACCGGGCTCCGAAGTGGTAATCTCGCAGACGATCAAGCCATTCTTCTTCCAGATCAGTCGGATCTGGTGAAAACGGGTCATCAAGAGCGAACGAATGCCACTTCTGCGCACGCGGCGCGATCAGGCTTTCCATGCCGGCGACAAGACGATCAGATGCCCATGCCGCCGTTGCATCGAACATCTCGCGGCTGCGCTGCACTGCCTTGGGCTGCTGATACAGGCCCGTCATCGACTGCTGCATGCTCGCGGAGCCGCCAAAGTCAAAGACGTGACTGGCATATGGCATGCACAGGTCGACGCAGTCCCTCCACGCATCCTCCCAGCCCCATCGCTGCGAAGCAAGATGCTGCTGCATTCGGATCAGGTCGTCGGCAATGCCCATCAGATACCGCCCAGCCGTGTCCTGCGCACGTCTTCGCCGTAATTGGGGTCGCCCAGCGGCGTGTTCAGAACAGTCGCGGCCCGGCCCTGCTGGGATCGTGCGCTCGCCATTTCTTCTGCCCGGCGCGCCCGTGCAGCCTGCGCATCTTCGCTGGGGACCGCCGGTGCGCCCGGGATCTTGGGCTTTGGTATCGGAAAACACATGATCAGTATCTCCAGTCCTCTTTGCGCCAGCTCCACAGCGTGAACGTCTCACCATTCACACCGTAGTTCGGCATTTCACATTCTCGATGGGCACGAAGGCCGGCCAGCCAACGGTGGGCAATGTCATGGCCTGCGATTGACCTGATCTCGACGCGCGTCACACCCTCGGCAATGAGCCGGTGAGGCCACTCACGAACACAGAACCGCGTGATGGCCGGCGCAGCCCGCTTGAAGCGGCTGGTCCCGTAGGCCCATGCGTGCCGAATATGCGGCTGGTGGACCGGGTTGCCGATGCCAACACCGAAAGCGGCAACCGGCTGGCTGTCGAGCCACGCCGTCCAGCACCAATCGGGCGACGATAGAAATGAAATAGCGCCCGCTTCCGTGCCCGACCGCAATCTCGCGGTAGCAAAGACCTCGCGCTTGTCCTCGTCTCTCAGATTGGAAGCAATGAAACAGATATCCCGGAGCGTGCCGGGGCGGATATCTACTTTCACCAATCCAGAACCGGCGCGTCAGGCTCGACCGTTGCATATTGCGGTGCAGCGCCAGCGCGATCCTCAATCAGGCCGGGGAACAGTTCCGTGAAACCCCACACCAGCGCATCAACCCGGTCAGGCGAATACCCGGCCGTATTGCGGTCAAAGCCAGTGGTGAAACTGCAATTGTGGGTCAGTATGCCATTAGCAAAATACTCAGGAAGCCCCTCAACCCGGAGATTGTAGACGCTTTCTGGCGAGATACGCCGCGTCGTTACACGCGCCACTGCAATAGATACGCCTAGGGTCGCGTGCCGTGAACTCGCCGCCGCACCTTGCGCAGGCTCGGCTCTTGGTCTGCGCGGCTGATCTGTATTTCCTCCCACACGACTGCGAGCAAAACATAGCTCTGTTCGGGTAGGGCGTCCGGAACTCGCCGTTGCAGTTGGCGCACTTTTTGGGGGACCATTTGCGGCTTTCCCACGCCTGCTTCCCGCCGCCCCGAAGAGATGCATCCCCATGCCAACCGCGCGCAGAGTGCCTTGCGTAGTGCTCAGACGGGGAAACGCATTCGAGATTTTCGATTCGATTGTCGCCGGGGTCGCCGTTCCTATGATGGATGTGGTGCCCATATGGGATAGGCCCAACATGAGAGGCCCAAATCTCCCTATGGAGAAGACCCCCTTTAGCGTGTCTGAAATGCCCCGCAGCCATCCGATGATACCACCGGCCACGCCACGCGGCGGGCCATCCGTGCTTGCCCAGTTGGGGCTTCCGCACAGGATATCCCCAACTCGCACACTCGCGGCAGGAACAAACTTGCCCCTGAGGAAAATCGGATGATTTGGAGTGCAAGTGAGTACCCTTCCATCGCTGCATTCAATGTCAACGACAGAGTGCGCCTCGCCTGTTTCACATGCAATTTCAATCGCACGGAAACCAGCCCTTGTTAAGACTCTTTCACCGACTTTCACTTGTTCTATGGGGACCTGCCCGCGTTCTGTTTCAATTAACGTCCCGCCAATGACGCACATCTGGTCCTCAAGCTCAGCGAACTCCCTGACATGGCGAACCCGGCGGCGGGCATAGAGCGCGCTGATAGGCTCCGCCCTTGTCACCTTGCCCCGCGATGCATGGATCAGCTTGACGGGCACCCAGCGGCCTTTCGCCTGTGCCTGAATGGTGCTTTCGACCATCTCGCCGCCCTGGTTTTTCTCAGCCACGATGCTGTCGGCCTTGTAGTAATTATACAGGCTGACGGCGCGCATAGCCCATTCTTCCGGCTTCATCACGCCGCTGGCGTCCTCCAGCACATAGCCGAACCCGTCCTTGTCTATCGCACAAACAACGATGCCAGTTTCATCGCTGCCGGGGTTGGATGTAGTAGCAGGGTCGACAGCCACAACCACGCGGATGAAATCTGGAAGCTCGCTGTCCTCCATCACAAACAGACGCTCGATGCTTCCCCGCGTCCATAGCGCGTCCTCAGCATCACCGGAGAACTCGCCCAGAAAGAAACGCTTGCGCTTCGCTTCGGGAAGGTACTTCAGGCTTTCCAGATAATCCGGGGGCAGGTTCCGCTCGTTATCCATCGGATTGGCAACGAAGTGGCTGTAGTCTGCCAGGTTGATAGGCCGCTTGCTTTCCGGGTCTACGCCCTGCACGAACAGCTTGTAGGTCCAGTGGCTTTGAGTGGTCGGATTCAGGTCAACATAATTACGCAGCGGCAGCGGGCCGGGATGGCCAACATTCGCCTGCACATTCTGCGCAAGGCGCGTCATCAGCGTAGTGTGAGCATCGTAGCTTAGCTCCGATGCCTCATTCTCGTAGATTGTCGCATATTCCTTGCCGAGAACCTTATCGACGCGCTCTTTGTCATCGAGGCCGGCACACCAGGCCTCGGAACCATTCCCAAAGACGAAAACACCGTCCTGCTCATACCATTTGAATTTTGCATCCGGATAGGCCAGCGACATGACCTTGGGGAACGTATCCCGCCCGACCGATTGCTTCACCGCCACCGCGTGCTTGCGGAATATGCCGTGCCGTGATCCTTCTGCCCGCAACGCCCGGGTGGCTATGGCATAGCAAACCAGAAATGTCTTGCCCGAGCGCGAACCGCCATAGATCAGTGTGTGCTTTGTCCCCCGTCTGCCGAGATGAGGAAGCAGAGCCGTCTGCTTTTTCGTGAGCGTGATTGTCACAGGTCTGACGCCTCAGGCGCGATCATAACAACCTGGCCACTGTGCTGATGCTCCTGCTTGTCGCGCCAGTCTTCAGGCCTGCGGTTTTTGAGCCAGAAGATTTGCGCAGTCACGTCGGGCGGGCAGTGTTCGCGGGTCTTGGCTCTGACAATCTGGCCGCGATTATTGAAAACCTTCTCGCTATCGAATGAGTAGCCAACCGCGCGCTGATACAGGCTGCGCTCTACCCTATTGTCGGCCTGAGACTTGCCGCCTTTTAGGGCATGAAGAAAGTCCTCGTGCTGCGTCTTCCAGTTCGCGATGGTGCGGATGCTGACTTCAAAGAAATCGGCAAGGTCTTCATCTGTCGCCCCGAGTGCGCAAAGCTTCTCAGCCTGTTTGGCGAAGGTGTCTTTGTACCTGGAAGGGCGGCCGGTTCTTGCTTCAGGCTTGCCGGGCTTGATGCCTTCTGCCCGATCGGCAATTTCCTTCACCCTATCGGGCGACATTGCCATGGCTAGATGCCGCTGCCCTTGAGAGCATCGTTGTCCATGTCGGGGGTTCCTGTTACTGGAAAAGAAAAAACCCGCCGCGAGAGCGCAAGACGGGCGAAGGCGCAAATATCGCCAATACCGACATTCATACCCCCTTTCGTTACAACGGTCAATTCGGTTCCGTAACGATTTTCACAGGAAGCGGAAATGCAGCGCGCACGCTCGCAAATCCTCCGCCAGCACGAACGCCATGGCCCGTTCCCCTGCTCCATGCTTGGCCGCCATCTCTGCCGCTGTTGACCCGATGACGCAATAATCGACCAGTCGAGACGTACCCCACTTGCCGATTTCCTTCCGCGCGGCATTGATTTCATCCATGGCCATGACGCGGGCGTCGGGCAGGCCCTTCCATTGGCCGCCACCTGCTGATGTGATGTCCAGAGATGAATCTGATGTGATGCCCGCTTTTTCCCATAGGCCAGCGAACTTGACGCCAGCATGATAGAGCGGCGTCAGATTGTCATCGTCTCGGTTGTAGCGCCACTCGAATGAGCCGGGGCGAGCGCGGATCAGGCGAGGCTCCGACCGGGTGAGGCTAACCTTCACGTGCGTCGTGTAATGCTCTGCGCCTTCGTATCCCGGTTCATTTGCCGGTGCTCGCTTCTTCTTTTCCGCCTTTGCCATTGTTCCCTCGTCAGTTGCCGCCTAGCCGTATACCGATCCGGGCTGCCCCGGATCATTGCTTCCGGTGCAATCCAGCCTGTGATTTGACGCTTTCGGGCACCGTTTGTTGCCGCAGTTGGGGCACAGGATCATTCTTGAACGGACCTCGTCCCGTTCTTCCATGCAGGACCAGCACCCACAGAGACCTGCGGCGAGCGATTCAACGTTCTGCGCCTGTTTCTCCCACCAATGCCTGCCGCTCATCGCCCTTCCTCGCTTAGTGCTGCGTCGATGGCGGCGCGCCAGGCGTCATAATCTGATCGCGCATCCCCGACCTGTCCCACCTCTTGGGTGCCGCAGTTCTTCTGACGCCAGAAAGCCGCAATCATCTCGACCTCTGGCTCGCGCATCGCCTCGATGGCGGCGCGGGCCTTATCCATCGGAAGGATCGCGAGAACGTCCTTGCGGGAAAGGCCCCTTTGGATGAGCATGTCAGCTACCTTGGCCGACATAGGATCGATCGCCCTTGCGACGTCATCGATCTTGCTCATGCCGCCATCCTCATTGCCGACCGAACCGCCGTGCGCTCGCTTTCAGTGCCCTTGCCGATGGATGCCGTATTGTGGAACGCGCAGTAAGGCCGGTCTGATTTCTTTGCCTCACCACAGAACAGGAACGGTCCACCATCGTTGATCGGCCATTTGCAGCGATGTTCGGTCAGCAACATCAGATCGACGCCTGCCACATGAGGCGCACCGAATTTGCCGGGAACATCAGGAATGGCATCGAACACCTCGACAATCGGCGGTGTCGGCACGACCTTGAGGCGGGTCTTGGAAATAACGCCGCCACGGATATTCTTCTTCCGATGTGATGCAACTGATATTCGCTCGGCCCGCGCCGCCATGGTCCCGCTATGCTCACTTGGAGCGCGCTTGAAGCCGATGGCCTTAAGGCGCTTGTCGCGATGAATGACGCCGATAGCAGCGTTGCGGGTGACGCCGAACCTTTTACCTATCTGCGCGCCGGTGGCCCCTTCCTCCAGCATGACGGCAATCTGGTCCCGAACTTCTTCCGTTGCCCAGGTCATGCGGCCCTCCTTTCGTTGTATTCCTTGTTGCGACGGCGACGCGCCTCCAGGTCTGCATTGGTGATAATCTCCGCCCCTGTGCGCTCGCTGTGACGGGCCAGGGCAACTGAGACGGTCGAGTCATCGAGACCAACCCAGTCTCCGATCTGCATCGTTGACGGCCGTCTCGGCCCTTCCGTGCGAAGCCGGTAAACCGCATCATCCCGCGCAATGACGGCCCGCTTTGACCGATAGCCGGTCAGCACCTCCCGCAGCGCGACGTGATGCCAGTCGGCAACGTCGAGGATGATTTCCCGCGCCCATGTCGGGATTTTGCGGATGCGCAGAAGCTCATTTCCAGTCATCTTTCGGATCATGCCGCACCTCCCACCATCCGGCGCGGGTCCGCAGGGTTAGGGTCGCCCATCAGTCGGCCGGTCAAATCACGCGCATCATGAGATACGAGCGCCATCTGCCGCATCCATTCTGCATCGGCGTTGCGATCACTGTGCGTTGGGGCCTTGATGCCCGCTGCACGCCTGGAGGCGGTCAATTCCCGGTTGATCGCATTGCGCATGCGGCTTTCTCTGTGTCTGGTCATGTCAATCTGACCTTCTTGAACGTGCCGGTGTCAGCATCGGGGATGCGGGCGACAAGCTCAGGATCGAGCGTCGGAACAAACGGCTCATGGCCGGGCTTTGATGCTTCGTACTGTTCGCAAAAGCGTTCGTAGAGCCGCCGCGACCGGGCAAGAGATTCCGGCGTTTTCAGGGCTTGGGTTGTGGCTATCTCAGCGTTTTCACGGGCCTGCTGTTCACGCTGGCGAATGCGGCGATCGGCTTCGATATGGGGCGCAACCGCTTCATCGCAGAGGCGGCGCAGTTCAACCGGGCTTGGGAAAAAGGTATGTCCAAGCTTGTTGCGCATCACGGCCTTGACCGCCTCCGAAAGCGCGTACCGCGTCACGCCTTCAAGGGCGACGAAGTACATGCGGCGGTCCATTTCCGCATCATCCGCCTGCCGCGATGGCAATCCGGCGAGCGATGTCAGTGCCTGCAAAACCTGTGTTTCTGTCGCTTTCGTTTTCAGATCCGGTGATGTAGCTGGAAGCATCTGGGTATTCTCCACGTCGGATAAGTTCGAGCCGGGCAGCTTCGCCGGCATTGCGAGGCTTTCGAGGTGGCGGCGAAGTGCCGAGGCGAGACTGGACAGCCGGAGCAGGTGCCAGACGACGGTCACGCGCTTCGAAAACCGCGTCGGAGCAATAGGCCCAGCTTCGCACCGTCCGGCCCCGCGCCGCGATGGAGCGAAGGGCCGG